AGAAGAAGCAGCATAAGTTAGCTGCATATTAGTTGGCCTACCCATCCCCCACCCCGGCGTGGCTACGTTGGCCCCAACGAAAGGAAGTACACAATGGCTGAACAAGCTACTATTATGGCTGAAGAAATGCAGTCACCAAAGAAAGTTGCGTTTGCAAATCGTAAATACACTAACGAAGAAAAACGCAAAATGGAAGAAGAAGAACTAGAACAATTGATGAAGGAACAACGTGGCGAAGTAGAGCAAGAAGCTGCTGAACCAGAAGAAGCTGAACCTTCAAACGCAGAAGAGAAAACATTTAAGAAGCGTTACTCTGATTTGCGTAGACACCAGCAACAACAAGCTGAAGAGTTTAAAAGAGAGATTGAAGCACTAAAATCTCAACTCAGTCAAGCTGCGCAGAAAGAAATGAAACTGCCTAAGTCTGACGAAGACATTGAACAGTGGGCAGCAGACTACCCAGATGTAGCAGCTATCGTTGAAACAATTGCAATGAAGAAAGCACGTGAGCAAGCTAGTGCGCTTGAAGAACGTATGAAAGCAATTGATGAGTTGCAGTCCAGTGCTTCAAAAGAAAAAGCTGAAGCAGAACTAATGCGGTTACACCCTGACTTTGGTGAAATCCGTGACAGTGATGAGTTCCACGAGTGGGCAGAAGACCAGCCTAAGTGGGTACAAGATGCGTTGTATGACAATGACAATGACGCACGTTCTGCTGCTAGAGCCATTGACTTATACAAAGCTGACATGGGCTTGACTACTAAAAAGTCTAAGTCAGATAATGATGCAGCTAAGTCTGTGTCTACTAAAAATACACGTAGTAAGCCTCAAGAAAATGAAGCAACTACATATCTAAAAGAATCACAGGTACAAAAAATGTCACCGCAAGAGTACGAGAAGCGGTCTGACGAAATCATGGAAGCTATCCGTAGTGGTAAGTTTATCTATGATGTATCTGGCTCTGCTAGATAAAAATGTAAAAAAGAGTTGACAAGTAGTTATTTATAAGTATAACTATAGTCAGATTAGTGTAACTGTATAGCGCAATATGGTTACACTATAATACGCAAACAGCCAAGTCTTACGGATTACCTGACGAACATGGCCCGTTAAATGGTAGGACGGCCATCTTACCACAAAACGCACCCAATGTGAATCAGCCTCCTGATTAGTCTTGCGAGTTTGTATCTGTAAAATGCTACAATAGGAGATTTAAAAATGGCATTTACTTCCGCAGCGGGGTATGGCAATCTTCCTAACGGTAATTTTTCACCCGTAATTTACAGCAAACAGGTGCAACTTGCTTTCCGCAAGTCTGCTGTTGCTGAAGCTATCTCAAACTCCGATTACTTCGGTGAGATTGCTAACATGGGTGATTCCGTGAAGATTATCAAGGAACCCGAAATCACAGTTAAGGCTTATGCCCGTGGTACAACCATCACGCCGCAAGACCTTGACGATGAAGACTTCAGCCTGACAATTGACAAAGCTAACTACTTTGCATTTAAGGTTGACGACATTGAAGAGGCACACAGCCACGTTAACTTCCAGTCATTGGCAAGTGACCGTGCTGCTTACCGCCTTGCTGACCAGTTTGACCAAGACGTTCTTGGCTACTTGTCAGGTTACACTCAGTCTGCAATCCACGGTACGCCAGACACTGTTAACACGACTATTAACGGTTCAAAGGCTGTTACTACCGCTGGTTCAGACGAACTGCTTGCCAGCATGAAGCTGGACGCATCTGACTTTAACAACGGTACTCCGGGTGAAGCAATTGCTATCCTGCCACGTACTGGTGCAGGTGCTGCTCCAACTAATGCAGGTGATGCGAATCCGTTGCAAATCATTGCTCGTATGTCACGTCTGCTAGACCAGCAGAATGTTGACACACAAGGTCGTTGGCTTGTTCTTGACCCAGTGTTCATGGAAGTATTGAAAGACGAAGATTCTCGTCTGTTTGATGCTGACTTCGGTGGTTCAGGCTTGCAGAACGGCAGAGTAAGCAACAACATTCACGGTTTCACCGTGTACTCGTCTAACAATCTGCCAGCACTTGGTACTGGTCCTTCATTTGCAGGGACAAACAGTGCCGTTAACTTTGGCGTGATTGTTGCTGGTCATTCATCTGCTGTTGCAACTGCAGAGCAGATTAACAAGACCGAAACCTACCGTGACCCTGACAGCTTTGCTGACATCGTTCGTGGTATGCATCTGTATGGTCGCAAGATTCTCCGTCCAGAGGCTCTTGTCAACGCCAAATACCACTTGGCTTAAGGGAGGACTAGATTATGCCTACAGTAACTACACTTTCTTCTGCCGCACGTGGTGCTGGCGCACGTGGCCGTCAGCCGTACATGGTACAGCATGAAATTGATATTGCTGCTGCAGTAACCGCTAAAGGTTCTGCACTGGCTGCTGGCGACATTATTGAAGCCATTTCAGTTCCTGCTGAAACCATGATTATGGCTGCTGGTATTGAAATCATGACTGCTGCTACAGCTACTGCCGCTACTGTACACCTTGGTGTAACTGGTGGTGACGTAGATAACTGGGCAGTTGATTTTGATATCACTGGTGCTGCTGGTACTTACAGCACTGTGCCTGAAGGCGATGCTAACCCTGTAATGGTTACTTCTGCTGATACTCTTGACGTTGAACTTAACGCTGTCACTTCGCTGACCGCTGGTAAGATTCGCGTTTGGGCGTTGATGCTTAATGTATCCGATATGGGTAGCATGGGTGCTGACGAAGTAGACCGCGACACACTCGCCTAAATAACGTATTGGGGCAGCTTTCGGGTTGCCCCTTTACATCTTTTGATTTTCTTGGAGAGAAACTATGGCAATTACAACTGCTATGTGTACCAGTTTTAAATCCGAACTGATGGGCGGCACTCACGACCTTGATACGGATGTGCTTAAACTGGCACTGATTAAAGACACCCCTACTGGTACATATGATGCCACAACTACGAATTACTCTGATGTAACTGGTAACTCTGACGAGGCTACGGGTACTAACTATACTACTGGCGGTCAAGCACTTGATGGCGCAACAATTGCGACAAGTGGTACGACTGCTTATCTTGACTTTACTGATGAAGTATTTGCTGATGTAACTGTATCAGCAGATGGTTGTATCATTTATAACTCGTCAAAATCCAATCGTGCAATTGCTGTCATTGACTTTGGTGGCACTGTTGCTGCTACTGCTGGTGACTTGACTATTGAATTTCCAACGGCTGACGCATCCAACGCAATCATTCGTATTGCATAAGGAGTAGAACATGGCGTTCTACGATTCCTCTGATGCACTTTATGGAACTGGTGTTTATGGCTCCCCTCTATACGGAGTTGTAACACCTAATGTTGCATTAACAGGAGTCAGCGCAACAGTAACAGTAGCATCTGTTGCAGTTACTGGTTTTGAGATTGACATCTCTGAAGTTCTTGATAGCGTATCTGCTACTACTTCTGTAGGCACACTACAAGTAAATATTTCTGAAAGTATTTCTAGTGTAAGTGCTACTGTTTCCATCGGTACACTGGAAGCAAAAACTACAGAGGCTATTGATAGCGTATCGGCTACTGCTTCACTGGGTTCAATACAAGTAAATGTTACCGAAGCTATTAGTGGCGTACAAGGTACATTTGCAGTCAACGATAATTGGAACATTCGGTCTGTTAAGACTGTTCCTGTATCTGGTGTTGTTGGAACTACTGCAGTAAACGATACGTTTAACTTTGTAGTCACAATTGGTCCTATTGCAAGCGTAAGTGCTACAGCAATACTTGGAACTCTTAATGAAGTAGATACAAGTGAAGCACTTGACAGTGTATCGGCTACGGTATCCATCGGAACGATTACAGCAACAGGTGTACAGTTTGACTTTGAGGCAGTCAAGACATTGTACGACAGACGTAGAACAGCCTATGTAGAAAAACAACTGCCTCGCATTGTATATGTTGCAAGACAATCTACTGCCGCTGAAAGACGTGCGGCTGCGTAGGAGAACCAAATGTCATTTCGTTGGCCTGTAAAAGACCCTGATGAATCGCTAGACTACAGCATGGACTGGTCACGTTTTCTTGACACTGCTACCATCTCGTCTGTAACATGGTTTGTCAAAACGCCAGAGATTGGCAAGACGCAGATTGATGCTGGTGAAACATTGACTACTGCTTCTGGTAACACAGTT